CTTTATTTTCGTCAAGAGCAGTGGTATTTCTACTCAGGGCGTCGATATTTCGTTCGAAGAGATGATCAGCTTTCTCTTGCGTTGTTTCTCGATCTTCTCGATTATCTTTGTGGATTGCTCTCAGTGCCTCAAGAAACACCAAGTCTCGATCACGCATCGCCTTTAGAAACAAAATAATTGCGATTACACAACCTGCTGCAGAGGGAGATTGCTTAAGCAACTCAATCCAAAAAGGGTCCATTTACTCTCCCTTGTTAAGTGCGTCGAGCGTCTTCTTGTTCCGCCGTGAAGAGTTGTATTCATGAAGCGCGTAGAGTCCAATCCCTGTTGCAAGAGTCGCCCAAGGTCCAATCGCGCTGGCAGCAGACTGAATAGCTTGTTCGTTGGTCGGCTGCGTAGTGCCAGGAACAAGAGGCTTACGTAGATGGTCCTCAGTTCCTTGCATTGCAGCGTCAAAGCTCGCACAACCCAACACACCTACGCTTAACATCAAACTCGCCCCCAAAACCAAGATGTACCTATTCATCCTATTGCTCCTTTAATGCAGATTGAAGTGCGTTTAAAAATGCTTCAAGTTTCTTCGTTCGTTGATCCAAGGCGTCGTATTTAGTTTGCCATTCAGGAACTGGTACAGGAGCCGGTTCGATGGTTGGCGTAGTGTTTAGATAAGTCTTAACGATCTCTCTAAACGTTGCACGTTGTTCATCGTTCCGTGAGTCGAAGTTATTTTGTGGCTTGTCCAACCCCCATCCCCAAGGCCCCGGCGGAGCCGTCGAGAAATAACACAATCCAATTACACCAGCTTCGACACTCAGCCTAGCCTGATCAAGCATGTCTTGTCGCGTCGGCCCTCCAATCTGCCTATTAGGAGCTTCCTTTAAACATTGATCGGAAGCTTCGAGAACGTTCCAATAACTCCTAGTGTTGTTCGTCCAAGCTTGAACCAGCGTCTGCTGCCGAACGACAAGATCATTACCGTACTTAGCAGCGTCACGGTTCTTCGGATACCAGTCCGTCGCGATGTCTGTGACCCTGTCCACCGCTGCATCGTCGCCAAAGTACGGCTTATCTTTCTCGCCCTTGTACCAGGGGTAGCCCGCTGTAATGTCCATGCCGGCGAACGTTCCCCAGAGCTTGTGAGTTGGAGATACGTGACGAAGAGCGGCACAAAGAGCACGGTAAACGCTAACTTCAGTTCCCACTCTCGTACCGCGCAACGTGCGAGGTTCGTCAGGCAGTGCCCATCCGATGAACAACGGATCAGCGATATCAGCGGTCGGGTCAGCAGAAGGAGTATCAATGTATTGCACGTTAAGACGACGACATTCAGCTCGCCAAGTCTTCTTGTCGCTACCTTGCGGACAGATGATAAAGAGGTTACAGCCATCATCTTTCCAACGAGAAAGGAGTTGCGGAGGCTGAGCGAAGTTGGCGATGTATTTGAGCGAGCTTGGCATTGTGGCGACCTATATTAAGGATACATTCGAGACTTGCCTGAGAAGATGATTCGCTGACCTTCTTTAAATAGTGCGAGAACCTGAGCTGCAGTAAACACGGAACTGTAGTAGCGGAGATCGTCTATCCTTCCGTGCATAAAATTCCCCGGAGACGAAGGGTTGTTGGCACCGCTCGTGAAATCCAAAGTGCTCTGGGCGTTGATCTTCCCGCCTCCAGTCGTCGTGAACGGTGCCCCATCAGCCACACCGTTGAGATAAAGCTGGATCTGATTCCCGTCATACGTCGCGGCGAGGTGCACCCACTGTCCAGTATAGGGTTGCAGACTGCTTCCCACTGCTTCCCCCATGCTCGATCCGTCACTGGCTTGGAGCTGACAAGCGTACACCCACGACCCAGAGGGCTTGATGTAGAACGTGAATCCGCCAACCGAGCCACTCCCAACACCGTTCGACCCAACGACGTAGAAGCCAATGAAATCCGGCAGGTTGACCCAAGCTGAGACGGTGAAGTTGATTCCATACGCCCAAGCAGGCACCTTCACGTAGTCGTTTACTCCATCAAAGCTTGCTGCTAACCCACGTCTCCCCGCAGCTCCGAAGGTAACACCGTTAAACGCCGACGCAGTTCGTCCATTGCCAGAGCTGTCAGCCGCGGTAACAGACCCAGCAGGATCATCAAACTTTAACCAAAGATCGGGGTTGGGCATGGCAAGTTACCAGAGGTTGCTATTAGCTGCGAGGTAAGGAAGAATCTGATCTTGTGTTTGATTTGCTACCACGATCATCGACTGAATAAAAGCAGGAAGCTTAGTGGTGTCGTAACTTGAACGAGTTTCGACGATAATCTGACTCTTATCTTTCGACCAACGACCGCCGAACTCATCAAGCGGCACTGAGTCAAATCCGTCTAACAAGAACTTCCTGAACTTCTGCTTGCGTTCAAAAGCCTGCACAGGATCAGCGGTTCCATCAGGCACTGGAACATCGGGTTGTCCATCTAACGCAGCCGAATTAACAGGCGTAGTCAAGATGTGGTAAAAGCCCATAACTAGGCTCCAGCTTTGATAATCAAGCCTTCGATGATGACGTCTACTTGCCCCGCAGGAGCAACAACGAACGCTCCTTCTGCTTTCTTACCAAACGTTGGCGTAGTCTTAACGCCGCCAAAACCGCCGTTTGATCCGACCGTGCCTCTAGCAACCGTGTATTGAGCCGCCGCACTGTTGGCTGCATAGATGGCACAATCTCCGCCTGCCGCAGCAATGAGATGATAATCTGTGATCAACAATCGCTCGTCAGAGCCAACGCTATCAGTCGACGTCGAACCAGGTTTGTACAACGTCACAGCAACACCGCCGCTTGCATTTGCGGAGGACAAAACGCCGTGAAATGGACGACCTTTGAAGTTTTTGAGAGTGTCAATTCCAGCCATGTTCCACGGCTCCTGATTTGTAAAATTCGTTCAATTCTTCGTTGTTTAAAGTCGATTTAGCATCCAAAACGTCGAACAAGATGCCTTCATTCTGTTTCTTACGCGATCGTATTTGATCAATAGCATTGTCAAGCGAAAGAGGATTGTCTTTGGCAGCTTCATGTTTCTCCTTCACTGAAACAGTGTTGGCCCACATCTTAAGCTGCATTGCCAAACAGTCGATGATGTCGTCGTGGGCTCCAAGCGGAAACGCTTCTAACTCTGCGAAGAGTTCGTGCATGTGTTCGCGGAACTTGAGTTTCCCGCTGTATATAAGAGGTTGCAGACTTCGGATACGAAATTCTTTAGCTCTGTTTCCGTGGGTAAGCAACTCAACCCAGAAGTAAAGGCCTTCAGATCGCATTCTCTCGCGAACCCAATAATCAAGTGATGCTTGGTAGGCAACTCCTTCAATGCCGACCTTAACTGGCTTCCAACGACGAACGTGCTCGAAGATTGTATTGATAAGCTGACCGGGCGATCCTTTGAATCTCGAATACTCAAGCACGTATATAGTACCATCGTAGAGATCCTTTCCGCAGGTCATCACGATGTTGTAGTCAAAGTCAGTGTTTTTCTTTTTGTTCGTTGTCTTGGCCGGGTCGTTCGCGGGGTCAACGGTAGTGTAGACTAGGAGATCGCGAGGCTCAGTGAGGTATTTTTGAATCCACTCCTTACGGAACACCATCGTGTCTGACGACAGTGGACAGTTTAGATAAAGACATGAGAACATATACGGTCCCATGTCGATCTTGAGCTGTTCTAATACGTGTTCTGGGAAGCGTTTAGGATACGTGATCGAGCCTTTTGGATCTGGAACTCCATTGAGTTCACGACAAGCGCGTTCATAAGAAAAGTAGGAACGATCATTGTCTTTGATCCAAGAGAGGAGATCCTTTTCGAACCATCGTGTTCCGATGACGAGGATCTCGGACTCTGTTGGATGGACGAGCAGCGGGGTAGCGAGTCGATGCCAACCGATTGCTTGGGCGATGTCTTCTTTGGTTGGTACAAGGTTCGTTTCTCCTAGCTCGTTAAGATCCGGCGCGACTGTATCGTCTTCGATGATCGTGTCGTAGTGACGCGACGTGACTTGAGTTTGGATGCCCGCTGCGTCGAACGTGCCTTCTGGAGCGACAGATGAGCGCTTGATTTGAGCACTCTCGCTCGTCCACTTGCAGTTGCGGTCGGGGAGGAGTTCGCGGAAGAGAAGCCGAAAGAGATCGTTCGACTCAAAGTGCGATTTGATCGACTTAAGCTTCGCCTCAGCGTTCGTTGACGTGTTTTGGACGATCAACGTTTTGTGATTCGGGTTGCGGATCGCGAGCCAGATCGGGTAAGCAATACTCGCAACGGTGGTTTTGAACCAACCACGAGGAAGAAGGATGCGTTTGCGGCGTTTCGATTGATCTTGCAACAACCTACAAAGTGGTAGGTGAATATCTGGATCAAGATCCCTGTAGCCTAGAACGCCCTTTGCGAAAAAGTAGAGATCAGCTTTAGCTTTTTCGCGAAGCTCAGCGAGGGTCGCATCGTCGAGAGTTGACGATGGGGTTCCTGGATGTGAGGCGGGAGACGAGACGTGATCTGAGGAGGGAGTAGAAGAAGTTGCCGCTTCTCCTACAATTCCATTCTTCCCCTCGACAGGACGTTCGTTGTCCTCAGGGTTGCACGGTACAATGCTCAGGTTTGTGCCATGAAGCTGGTCTCACTCTGAGAGTTCATTTGGTCAAACACGGGGTTGTCTCGCCGTGACTCAACCAAAGCGATTTGAAGGTTTTGGAGTTGCTCGACGTTGAGGATCAAGTTACCACCAGCAGTTTTGTTAGAGTCCTTGCTAGCGAAGACTTGGTCGAGGATCTTTGACGCGCTGTTGAGCCGAATGCGTTCGTCGGACGAGTCGAGCAAACCACGGAGGGTTTTAGCCGCGACGATTGAGGCTTTCTCGACCTCTTCGCGCGCTTGTGACACATAGTCAAGAGCAGCTTTGTCCAACTTCTCGCTTCGTTCCCCACGTCGACGAGCAAGTTCATTTTGAACGATCGGCGAAAGCACGATCTGCCCAACAGCTTGCGGAGTCATCTCAAGTGCTTCAGCGATCTTCGCGTTGCTAAGGCCGTTCAATGCCATTTCGACAATCGCGTGATGTCGAGGCAACATGCGTTGGACTTCGTAGCTCATGATAGTCTCGCTTATCTTACCTTCCCCCTAGATAGACCGCTACGCCAGTCAACAACTTAGACTGGCTTTCATCGCGAGCGCTCAACGGCTCGCTCTTTCCCCTAGCTAAATGTGGCGTGAGGTCGCTCTAAACTGCAAATGCTTAGCCGCGTTCCTCTACCCATATAACGGTCGAGCGGCGATTTCTAGGGTTTCGGAAAGTTAGATGGAAAATGGAAATATTGGAGAATTTCAGGGTGGTAGCTTTCGGCGGCTGGGCGGGGAGGGGTGGGGGATGATGCCGGGGGTGAGGGTCGCAAGTTCTCATACGTGTACATATGATTATGCAAGAGTGCAAGACAGCGGTGTGACATGGCGGGCGCTCAATATGAGACAGGCTGGCACACTTGGCACAAGCGAGCGGAGTAGGAGCAGCGTTGGCTTGCTAGAACAGCGGTTTTGTTGTGGCACGGCGGATGCTATAGGTGTGACGTCGGCAGCAACAACCGTGGGAATGAGAATCGTTAGCCGGTGCTAACAACGCGGTTTGGCCGATAGGAGCATTTCATGTTTAACGGTTTCCATGTGACGCGGCGGACTCGCAAGGACAGCAACGGTAAGGCAGTTGCGTTCGTGTCGGGAATGGCAGCGACCGACGGTGCGGACGGCGTCAAGAAAAGCGGCAAAGGCGAGGCGGTGGATTTGTACGTGCGGCCGATCAAGTTGCCGGAGAGCGTAGAGGATGTGATCGCCATGTGTGATGAGACCGAATGGCTCGAACCGGCGGAGAAGGTGGCGTTCGGTTTCAAGACTGACGACGAGGCTCGACGCGACGGCGATACGGAGCACAAGCGAGAAAACACGCCAAGAATCGTCGCGTTGTTGGTGAATGCGATCAAGTTGGAGCGAAACGCTCGCACCAACGCTGAGGTTGCACCGAAGGGAATGGTCAAGGCGAATCGGAGCAAGGCCGAACAGCATTGGGCAAAGGCCGACCCGCAGGGTTACGTTGCGATGGTCATTGGTTGTGCGGGAGACGATAAGGTGAAGAACGCGAAGTTGGATGAATACTTCGCCGAGAATCTTGCAGAATAAACCGCGACCGTAGTGCAGGTTAGCAACGGGGCATCTGCCCTTGCGTGAGCACGCTAGGCTCGCAACCTAGCTAACCTTTTGGGCCTTTAAACCCTCTTTCAAGGAGCCTTTCTATGCCTAGTTGCATTCAGTTGTTTCGCAAGTCTGACCCTGAACCTCGCGAAGCGGTTCGATTTCAAGAGATTGACGAGGAATTGTGCAGAGTTTTTGACCAACCGTGTGACCCAAAGTATTGGTTATGGGGTTGGTACGACAACATTTGTTTATTCCTGTCATTAGGTAAGAGTTTCGATTACATTCGTGATTTATACAAGGACTGTCCTGAAATAATCAAGGTTTGCGACTACTTGGAGGAACATTATACGCCAAATTCGTGGTATGAGATGAAATAACTAGCATCACCGATATCAGCATCGAAACACCGAAACGTCTCAACGCTACGCAAACCCCTTCGCAAGAGGGGGTTTCTTGTTTGGCGAGGCTTGTTTACGCAAACCGTAAGCCGTATAGCGTAGCGGTATTTGTAATCCATTCTCGACTAGGGGGTACACTTTTGGGCTTGGGGCCGGGCTTGGGCTTTTTGACGTTTGGGCTTTTGAGGAACCGCTTTCTCACAATAACGTAACACTCATATATAATGTAATAATAATAAAAATTATAATAACTAAATTAGTTATGACGAGTCTGTTTGTCCAAGTCTGTTTGTCCAAGTCCAAGCCTCCAAAAGCGAGCCTTGAGAAAAACGTAACCCTAAAAGCCTAGGTGTGTGTACACCCCGGTTGAGAATGGGATGCAAATACCGATACACGTTACACACTACGGTTTACGTTTCGCCTCATAAAACCATATGCCAATATTAGTAAGTTGGTAACTAGCGGCCTAAACGTTACACTTACGGGGGAACGGCCCAACTAAGTTTGACTAATTAGCGATGTCTAAGAAAGTTTTAACATGGAACACGAAAACGAATCTAAAATCTTCAAGCTCCCCGTGAGCTATTTGCGTGAAGAAAACGTCATAACGAATGCGTTTGTGGATCAAGAGTTGCTCCAATACCTTGCGAGGTTTAGATGGTTCCTTGCAGATGTGAAGGTTAGAAAGCCGCCAAAGACACAGCTTAGGGTCAATGGCACGCCGAAGTCTTTCACACTTAATAGGCTCGCGTATGCGTTGAGTTTAATGAACGACGATGAACGAGACCTGATTACTCAACGACAGAACATTGATAAGTTGATTGATTTGCTCGCGCTCCAACCTAAGTTTCGAGCAAAGAACAACGACCCGTTTGATTGTCGTGTATTCAACATCGTGCCGATCGCGGTCAAAGAGATTGATCCAGATTTGCTTAAACATCATCTAGAGAACGATGCTGGGTCGGTCAGTAACGCGCTTGAAGCAGCGAAAGTTGACGAACTCAAGCAACGATTCGCGGAGCACAACGACACGGTGCGTGAGTCGTTAACTGATGCTGAACGTAAGCGTCACGAAGTCCCTGATGATGTTCCAATCATTGCACCGCTGCCCGGTAGTGGACTTGTGCCAGAGGAGCTACAAGCTCAACGAACGGAAGCAGAAACACAGAACATCTTAGACTTTCTCAAGTAGTGCGTTATGAGAGTTGCACGGTGCAAACCTGATCGAACGGTTCTCACAAACTTCTTCCTCACCTCGGGCGTTAGCTCAAGAGTCGCGTGAATGGCCCGAGCACGAGCGTTGCGGTATCCCTAAACTCCCCCGACGTTCGATGCTTAACAGACGCGACGGAGGGCTTCAAGTGGAGCTACGTCAAGGCTCCAATGAGCGTGTGGTGTACGGGGTTCACGTCGACAAGACAGTAAGCAAATTGTTGAGCTTTGGTCAGCTGCCAACAATGCTTGTCGAAGGACAAGGTTCAATTCCTTGCACGCTCGTTAGTAAAAGCACAACTCATGCAGAGAGTTGACGTAAGTCGTGGCTAGTTGTGGTCAACACCGTAGACTTCGAGTGCTACGAGGAATCCACGATGGTCATGAGTTGTGTTTTTACTTTTACTTTTGTTTTTAGTTAGTCAAACGTCTCAGTCTTAGTCTCACACTTCAACGCCACAACCCGACAGCCCAACAACCCAACAACTTAACCTAGCTCACCGAACTATCCTTTCGGTCGTCTGACGGTTGTTCAACGTCAAAGCGTAAACGCACAGGGAGCCACTCACACTCATGCAAAACGACGTCACTAAACCTAGAGAAATCGTTTGTTGCGTTTATCTATTAAGCGATCCTCGAAACAACCTCCCTAAATACATTGGAGCGACCAAAGATTTAATTAGTAGAATAAAGAACTACAATAAAACAAGCGGACACTCGAAACAACTAAAGCTTTGGATGGCAGAGCTGCTCCTGTCCGGTAACGAGCCGCTCATTTCTATCCTAGAAGTTTGTGAAGAATATCAACTTGACTCCAAAGAGTTAAAGTGGTACAATCACTACAGCAAAGAATACAAGCTTCTAAACTCTCTTAAGCCGAGTATAGACATGAGAGCCAGCTCTGCCAAAGATCGTAGAGCTTTTGGTAGGGCCAAGCTGTCACACTAACGCCCACCTAACGTGTGACAGGATGGCACACATAGCAGGCACAACCGCATTTTTAGGCTAAAAACGGGGGCGGAGTTTGGCACGCCGTTTGCGGTGAGGGGGTTGGGTAATTGTGCCTAAAGTGAGAAAGGAAAGCTGACCAATGTCAACGTCAACGCCAGCATCAACGCCGACGTCAACACCAACACCAACCCTCCAAGTAGGCGAACAAGTTAAATTGTGGTCTGACGGACGTAGAACGGACGATAGTAAGCTTGGAACTGCGACGATCAAAGAGGTTTTAGAGGGCAAGCGTCGTTGCTACGTCTTGACTAACGTTACACCGATAGACAACGACGCTAAAGACTTCATAGATATGTGTTGGCGAGAGATCGATGGTCGAGTCATTGCTACAGAGGCGGAGGTGAGCCGAGACTAGTTGCGACTAGTCGAGAAAGGAAAGCTGACCAATGGCTCTCACAACCGATCAAATCACAACGCGAGCGTGTCGCGAACTTGATAGTCAACGCAACGCAGCGATAAAGATCAAAAACAAGACGTTCATTTGTCCAAGTTGCGGTTGCGACCTTGACATTAAGAGCACGCCGAAGGATATCGAACGCCACGCTAAGAATTGTGCCGATCTTCGCAGGGATGTCATTCTTGATAACGAGGGGTTAAAATGACCACCGTAGCTGACCACAACAACGACGCCGAGGTTTTGCGAGATCTCATCAAGTCGCTTCGAGAAGATCAACATCACCTCGCGTGGCGAATCAACTTCCAACAAGAGCTGTTGGATGATCGCAAGTTCCAACGGATGTTGGACGTCGAACGCGAGAAGATCGCTGCGGCGTTTGATTACATCGCACATCTTGAACGCTCGCGAGTGAAAGCTCCGCAGATGGTGAACGAGTTGAACACGTTGAGTTTGTTAAAAGACGAAGAGATCCTTGAAGCGGAGCGGAAGTTAGAGTTGCTTCGCGGGGCGACAAGAGCACCGAGAGCGAACGCCAAACCTAAAGACGAGAAGCAGTTATCAGCGAGCGAGAAATACCAAGCGTTTTTGAAGCTAATTCCAGAACACGTTCAGAAGACATTGGGGAGCGAGCAGCTAATGAAGCTTTATGAGAGCGCAAAATGAACTTTGAAATCACTGAGAATAGAGGCTTTAAAATCACGTTCCCAAACGGTTTAATTCTCTCGACGCAGTTTGGTCCGGGGAACTATGGAACCAACCATGATGCAAGTTTCTTTACTGATCGCAGAGAGGGGTTTGAAGCAACTCAAGTCGAGATTGCAGTTTTTAAGGCTAGCGATCGAGATTTCCTAACTCGCCAAGTGCTTGGTCACGACGACGATGTTAAAGGTTACGTTGACATTAACGAATGGCTTGAGATCGTTGATAAGGTTAAGAACTACGATACTGGAAAGGAGGTACGCCACTCGCCACCATGAGTAAGTGACTGGAGCTTGCGGGGCTTGGAAGAAATGGACCCTTATGCCCATCATTACTCCAACTACGATCATCAACATCCTGAACAAAGACAATGTTGAGTATCGTATCGCCGTTGGCAGCGCGATGCGAGTCATTAAAGTCCGTCGTTTCGCTGCGAGTCCACAGATTCAATCTTATGTCGAAACGTTCTCAGGTACGATTGAGCCGCTGTGGATGTATGAAGATGAGATCGAAGAAGTCGTTAAAGATGCTGTGCAGCGTCTTAACGCGCTTCGGAGACAGTGAAGATATGAGAGTTGTATGGTGCAACTCTCAAAACTTTAGTTTAGAAAGGCATTTGCAATGAAGACCGAAAAGTACGACGTTTCGATTCGCAAGGAGTTCAAGGCTGGCGAGACGCTGCCCGATGGTACGCCCGTGACGGCCGACATCACGAAGACCGTGAAGGTCAGCGAGGTCGAGGTTCCCGTCTATGAGACGTTGGCCGAGGCTGTCCAGAACGAAGGTGAGCAGAACGTTCTTGAGCGGTTCAACGCTCAGAACAAGACTGATAAGATGAACGCCGAGCGGCAGCGGTTCACTGGCAAGCCGAGCAAGACCGCGTTGGAAGGTGAAGCGCTCACGAAGTTCACGACGGACGATTGGGAAGCCGTGCGTGCGAATCCGCAGCAGCTCATTGAGATCCGTGATCGTTACGTCGCGGAGCTGCAGGCCGAGTGGGAGAAGAAGCGCGGTGTCGTTGCAGCGTAAGACTCCCGTCCGACTCTCCGCTGCGTTGTGACAACGCGGCCATTCAGCCCCTTGGGAGTTAATCGCTCTCAAGGGGTTTTACTGCCAAACTGTTTGGCGGTGTTCGATATATCTAGAGTTGGGGAAGACCCAACCGACACGTAAAAGGCTAAGTGCCTTAAGGAGACGTGGCGATGCAAGTTACTCAACGACGTTTCGAGCAACTCAGCGAACGATATGCTGGGTATTGTACTTCTTGCGACAAGATTACTAAGCAAGAAGGTGTCGAGCCAGATGCTCGTAATTACGAGTGCCCTAAGTGCGGTGAAAAGACGTTGTTCGGGATCGAAGAAGCTCTTATTATGGGGGAGATTGGGATTAAGTGAAACACGTTTACATCGACAACCGCGAATACATCTTATCGCGTCAATGGCCCGATCGAACCGAGCTAGTTGACGTCGAAACTGGAGAAATCCGTGACATCCAAAAAGAAGATCCACAACACGACGAACTCGACGCCAAGTTCTTCAACGTTGAACGTCCGCTTTCGGCTGCCTTTCAGCCTTACCGTAGTCGAGGCTTTGAGTTTCTTACACGGCTTAGAGAACTTCGTACAAGAGTACTCTTGGGAAAACCTCCAAAAAAGAAGAGGGCCAAAGCTCCGAAACAAGAACTCCAAGCGGGTGCAGGTGGAACTAAGGTCAAGCGAGGGCGTGCTAAACGAGCTTTAGAGGTGCCAGAGTCGTTGTTGATGCATTTGCCAGAAGCAGTTAGAAAAGAGATCATGTCGAAAGTGAAAGGGTTGAACAAGTGACAGTCGGACAACTACTTGCGTGGCTTGAGCAAGCGCATCAGAAGAAGGACATTAGCATGAGTAGTGAAGTATTGATTCGGGATGATGCTGCTCAAGAATATTTCACTGTCGTTTCCAACTTTTACGACACTGTGACAACAAACGCGATTGACGAACAAGCGTTTGTGTTGATTAAAGGAAGCAAGGTGGATGAATGACCAACTACGAAGATCAAAAGAAAGAAGATTGGAACCAAGCAGTTAAAGAGTTCGACGAACTAATGCTTGGAACTCCAGCGTTCTCGCAAGTCGTTTACGAGTACATCCACAAAATCTCCCGACGGATTTGCCCATCGCTCGATCACGAAGAAATTGCGATGGATCTTTGGTGCAAGTGTTGGCAAGAGAAGCGGATGCCCACGTATACGCAGGTCAAGAACCATTGTTTGGATGCGTTGAGAAAAGATAAGGTGAGGGTCAAACACGAGATCAAAGTTGGCGAGTTGCAATTTCTTGGTAACGCGATTGCGGTTGAATTGCCTAGTGACATCGTTGATGTTTTAATGTCGCGAGCTGAACTCACCGGCGAAGAACGTGATTCGTTGTATCGTAGGTTTTACCTTAACGAGTCTGCTAGATATCCTGCTGCGTTTGACCGCGGTTGCGAAAAACTCCAGCGCGCTTGGAAGGAGTATCAACGTGAACGAAATGAACAAGAATGAATTGATCGAGGCGTTGCAGAGCGATAAAGAGGAGATCCTAACTAATCTAGACGAAGTTAGCAGGATTGTCAAAGAAGCTCGTGAATCGTTGCGAGAAGCTCTCAAGTCCTATGACATTAGTGATCTTCTTGATGCTACTAATAAAGCTCTTAAACTTCTGGATGAACTCTAATGACTGAAACATCGCCACAACCACAACCAAACAACTCAATCCCTGAACCCTCCGATGAACAACAACGAGCAATCACCGCAATCCTCCAGTGGTTTGACGGAGGCGTTACAACGCCACAGGAACTCTCTCTTGGAGGATACGCAGGCACTGGCAAAACTACTGTTATCAAGCACATCATTGAACGACTCGGAGCTAAGGGTGCTAAAGTTCGAGTTGCAAGCTTTACTGGAAAAGCTGTGTCGGTACTCAGAAAGAAAGCTGTTGACGCCGACACGATCCACTCAATGATGTACTACCCATATGAGGAACCTAAGGGAGTCATCCAGTGGCATAAGAAGTCGTACCTTGACGACGATAAATCAAGTCCTTCTAATCCTGACTTGGTTATCATCGACGAAGCGAGCATGGTGAGCACTCCACTCTATCGTGACCTCGTGTCGTTCGAGGACGTTAAGTTCCTCTGGGTCGGCGATCCGGGGCAGCTTGAGCCAGTGGGCGATAATCCAAATCTTATGATGTCGCCGAAGATCCTACTTGAGAAGATTCATAGACAGGCTGAAAAATCAGCCATTATTAAACTCTCGATGGAGGTTCGAAATGGCAGACGTTTCAGCATTTGTGAAAGTAGCGAACTTGTTGTCACAAGCAAGAATAGTGCTGAGAAATTCCTTGGACAGACATCCCAAGTTATCGTCGCCTTTAATCGAGAACGCCACAAAATTAATGCGAGACTTAGAGGATTCAGAAACGAACTCCTTACGGTTGGCGAGAAACTTATCATCCTCCGAAACGACTGGCAACAAGGCGTCTACAACGGAATGATGGTCAACGTGGAGCAGATTCATTATGAAGGACCAGACCATTTCTTATGCACAGTCGTTGACGAACTTGGTCGACGTTTGCACCGCCTTAAAATCTGGAAAGGTGCGTTGGGACAAGACTTCAAGCAAGATACTAAAGTACCCTTCAAGCAAATTGTCGCTGATTACGGTTATTGCATTACCGTCCACAAATCTCAAGGAAGCGAGTGGGACAGCGTTCTCGTGCTCGAAAGCTACGCAGGGTTCGCGTGGAACATGGATCGGTGGAGGTATACGGCCGTTACGAGAGCGGCAAATAGGTTGATTTATGGGAGGTAATGAGTGCCTTACCCATTTAAATGTGAAGTTAATTACTTCTGTGATCATTCTCGACGAGAGCAGGCTATAAGTCAATGTGTTGATTGCATGAGATTTATGTGTAAGTTTTGCTCGACAGTTGACGTGATTTGCGTTGAATGCAAGAAGAATAAAAAAGAGAAAGTTAATAAGATGGACAACAACACTTACATCATCCTCGACGACGACAACGGCGAACTTATCATGGTTCGCACAAAGATCGGCCAAGCGAACTGTACGCACGTCGAAATCGTGCAGATGATCATGATGAGTCAGTCGAACGACTTAGAAGAATACGCTAACATCACTGACCCCGAAGAAGTAAGCTACAAGGTCATGGCGGTGTTTGAGAATCGTCTGTCGCCGATCTATGAAGACGATCTTAACACATATGACTTCGATGATAAGACGTATGAGAAGTTGCAAGAGAAGCTTGCTAGTAGTGTGGAAGAGCGTGAAGACGACGACGACGACGACGGTGATGATGATGATGATGATGATGACGAAGACGACGACGAAGACACTGACAATCCTTTTATTGATTCACACGGTGGACCTCAAGGAGCTTAACTAACATGCCAACCCCAGGACTCAACTACTATAAACCCCGCGAGTGGTTGTCTATCTCGTCTCTTGTCTCCTTTGCTCGTTGTCCAAGGAAATTCTTTTATGGTTCTGGATGCAGACTTTCTAGCGTCGGTGATAAGCCCGCACTTGACTTCGGCACAGCAATCCACAAAGGATTCCCAGAGTGCCTTGTTGGAGATCACTCTACAAAGCTCATGCGGGCAATGCAAGCTTTCATGTCTTGTTGGAGGCCAGAACTCAACGACGACAAGCGAAATCCAATTCGTGCTCAAGCAATGTTTAACGATGTTATTGCCACTCATTACAATTCAATCTATCAGCTCCTCCCCCCACCCAACGGAGCCTTGAGTATCGAAGATAAGGTGAGCGACTATGAAATCCCGTTTGCGATCGACATTGGGTTGGATGTCCCCCTTGTGGGGCGTATTGACGGGTGGGGCCGCCATCGTGATACAGGAGAAATCTGGGGAGTGGAACTCAAGACCTCTAGCGAGCTTAGTGCTCGTTTTCTTGATTCATTCCAGTTTAATCCTCAGCCTCTTTGTTACACGCTTGCTCTCAAAGGTCTCTCAAAAGAGAACGTCCGCGGCGTAATGATCGAAGGTTTGCGAGTCTCTAAAACCAACGCCGAAACAGCTATTCACCCAATCTACGTCCAAGATCATCACCTCGACGCTTTTATTAAATGGGCTCAATTCATCGGCGGCATGATCCTTGAATGTGAGAAACGTGGCGAGTTCTTACAATATCCATCTGGCTGTGGTCCTTATTCGATGTTTGGGTCGCCGGGATATCAATGCGAGTATATGCAGCTTTGCCAAGTTCACGATTGGACGACGTTGAAGAATTTGTATGTGCAAGGGGAGGATAGAGTGTTTGAATTGGCGAAGAAAGCGACGGCGGAACTTATTCAGGAGACTAAGCAATGAAGATCAAAGATGAAGCGGCTTGGAAGAAGTGGGTCGAGAGTAATCAAGACTTCTACGGAAAAGGAATCATCGACTACGCTGAACGTTGGGCTGACTTGATCGAAGAAGAACTCAACAACGGCAAGAAGCTCGAAGATGTTGCTAAAGAAACTTCTCATCGAGCAGATACAGATGGCATTACAGGATTCATGTACGGCGCCGCTGTCCAAGTTCTCTATACATCTTGGGAGTACGGCGATCAACTTCGTCGATGGCATAACCTTGATTGTCAAATTCACAATGAGGGAGAGGAAGCTAATGAGAAAGGCGCGGTGCTTAATCCTGCCGTGTTAAGTATCAATGGCTAAGCAATCCAACAAAGTAATCGCGCGTCGTAAACAAGAACTTCGATTCGTCGAAGGTAAGCTCTGGTCGCTACAACTCCTACGGGCGATGCTAGGCACTGTGAGTGACCCTGTGTTGATCCGTTACGAGATCGACCGACTAGAGAAGATGATCGAAGAAGATAAACAAACGCTTAAGAAACAGATCGAAGGAGGTGAGCAACATGACGAACGAACAACCAACGTCCAACAACCAATCCAAATTGTCGACGAGCGAGGAAACTACGTCCACATCGCAGGACTCCCGAAGAAAGTTGACTGACGAGCAATATGAGTCACTAGCTCGAACTTTCTCAGCACTCTCCAACCCCGGTCGGCTCAAGGTATTGGCTCTGCTCGCCAACGTCAAAGAGCCCGTCACTAACAACACGGTGATGATGTTGTTGCAACTCAACCAGAGTCAGACGAGCAACTATTTAAAAGAGCTTAGTGACGCTGGGTTTGTGAAACGGCAACCTAGCGGGAATTATGTGCTGCATAGTGTTAATGACTCAGGGTTGGACAAACTCGTGTTTGTGTTATTGAACTTAAAGAAAGAACCCAAGGTGATTACGAGATGACAGTAGAAGAACTCATCAATCGTTTAAAGGTCTATCCCGCTAATACAAAGGTCGTTATTGAATGTGTTAGTGATTATGTTACTAACGCAGGCACTTGGATGTCTGACAAAAGTTTAGTAGATATCGAAGATATTAACGATCTAGAAACTCGTATTGCGTTAGTTGGAGGGAATTAAGCATGAGCAGCCCGATGTACGTCGAAGAGCAGTTACTCAGAAAGAAGGCTCAAGAAGCCTTCACGATTCTGATGAACAAGATCAGCCAAGGAGAAGTGACGCCTAATTACATTGCTTCATCTCCAATGGCTGTGTATCTTACGCATCTTTACAACATGGAGAAGATTAGGAAGGACTTGGAACGATGAATAACATAGATGATATCATCTGTTTTCTAGAGGGCGAATTAAAAGAAGCCTTTGAGAACTTCAAGCAGAGCATTCTCGATCAAGATGGAGTTGATTACTTCGATCCAGACGAGGCTTTGAAGTCAGTTTCCGAAGCTGCTTTGAGACTGAGTCAAGCTGTTGAACTCAAAAACTGGACAAAGGACGCAGAATGAACACAACCGTTCAACAAGTAAATGAAGTTGTCAAAGCGTTTGAAAGGAGCCAGATTCGATGAATACCGAAGAGCTAAAGAAGAAGTTGATCGAGAAGCTTGACGTTTTGCACACGCAGATAAAAGAGCTCGTCATGCGAGAAGCTGATGCTACTGACATTAAGGCTTCTATCGAGAATAGGATTAATCGTTACGATCAGATCATTTCAGATATTGACAACCTCTTTCGTGTCGAGGAGTCTATTCGATGAACATAACCGAACTAGGCCGTGCCCCACGAAAGGTGTTGCTTTATGGCCCTCCCGGATCTGGTAAAACTTCTCTGGTCCAAACCCTTGGTGAGCGAGTTCAATTTATTGAGTTGGACCGTGGATTCGAGACAGCCTTTGGACTCAAAGACAAGTGGCAAGAGGCACGAAAAAAGATCGACGTTATTCCTTGTTGGGAAAGCGATCCAACCAAACGTGGAGATGCTTACACGAAGGCTAAGGACGCTTTGATCAAGATCCACAATGACAAAATCAAAGGACAATACAAGTTCAAGTGCTGGTGCGTTGATAGTTTCACTACGCTTGCCGACGGATGCATGCGAAATGTGCTTGGCAACAGTGGTCGCCTCGATAAACCACCACAAATCCAAGATTGGGGACTCGTCTTCTCTGAGCTTGAAAGATTTATTAACTTGGGAATCGCAGTGGGATTGCCCTGCGTGTTCATCGCACATAGTTCTTCAGATCCAGACACGAAAGAGGTCGGTCTGGCCTTGAGCGGACAAAAGTTCCCCCAGAAAGTCCCCGTCTGGTTCGACGAAATCTGGTACATGAAGGTCAAGAACGCTCCTGGAAATAAGCTGACGTATCACTTGCAGACGCAAAAAGATGCGTTTGTTTTAGCTCGATCTCGTGGCGGACTCGAAAACGACATCAACGTGGAGATTGGAATGGAGGAAATCTTTAAGAAGATTGGACAGGCACTATGAACGACGATCAAGTACAAGACCTTATAATGTCGTTTGCCAAGTCGCTCACCCTAGCAGACAACATGGGAGACGTTTGGGATGAGGTAGCTGCGTTGTTTGCCGCAGTTAATATTGATCTACCGTTTGCTTCTGCGGAAGAACTAAAGGAGAAGCTCGACGAACTTGAAGTAAAATACATGTACGAACGTTGACTTCAAACTCGATGCCTAGCACCATCGAACGTGAAGTGAACTCTAACTCTTTTAACTCTTTTCTATTTGAGGTTTTATCATGGCTTTGATTGAAGCAAATTTCGAGCAGGTTCCCGACCAGATTCTCCCGATCGACAACGGCACCTACGAGGCGTCGATCGTCTCCGCGACGATTGAGCACGTCCAAGGAGACGACACCAAGAAGAAGCTCGTTGTTGAGCACGAGATCGTTGGTCCGACTGGCTCGCCGATGATCGGCCGCAAGACCACGAACCACATCTCGCTTAAGATGCTGACGACCATCAAGCGTCTGGCTCTTAGCGCTGGCGTGGTGGTTGGTCCGCAAGGGCTGGACACGGACGAGTTGGTCGGTAAGATCTGCTCGATCACGGTACAGCGTGAGAACTACAAGGACAAGAACGGTGAAATGAAGGAAGCGGCGCGGATCAAGGATTATAACATCCCCGCTGCGTGAAGTGAAGTGAAGTGTGACGACTGTGAACTGAATTGAACTGAACTAAACGTCAGGTGCTAGACGTCGAGTTATACTGTTGGAGCGGGCGAACGTAGGCGTTATGGGAGGTTCGATTCCTCCCCGTCCCTTTGGAGGCGTTGAAATGGGCGTAGCAAACTATCAACCGAGCCTCTTTAACTATTGTGTAAACTGCAAACTCATCAAACCATTCTGGAACTTTGCAAGGAGGAAATCATGTAAAACAGGGTTAGATTCATGGTGTCATAAATGTTCAAGAGACTCGACTAAAAAAAGTAAGCAACGACGAAATAAAGACAAAGGAAAACTCAATGGACGAACAGGTGCTGCATTATGAAGGCAAAGAATCTCCCCAAATCGAAATCGAAAAGATCATCGTCTTGCCAGGTCGTGGACGAAAAGATTTTGGTGATCTTATGGGGCTTAGCGAATCGATTAAAAAGTACGGAGTTGTATCTCCAGTCGCCATTAAGCAAGGAACAGGAGAGTATGTTGGAAAGGGCATACTTCTTGCTGGCGAACGACGTCTCCGCGCTGCGACAATTGCTGGACTCAAGACGATCCCTTACCGCTGGTACAACGAACTCACGCCGCAAGAGCAATACGAAATTGAGCTTGAAGAAAACATCCAACGCAAAGACATGCATTGGACGGAGCAATGCGCGGTCCGCGAACGCATCTACGAAGCGATGAAAGCTCGCGGGGTTTCTACTAACCCCAACGATCCCAACGCCCCGAAGCGTGAGGCGACGCTCATCGACGTTGCTGCAAAGACAGGTGAAGACGTCGGCCACATCTCCAAGTCAATCAAGTTGAGTAAGAAACTCCGCGAGAATCCAGAGCTACTTGCGAAGTTCGCTCATCTCCCAATGAACGCCGCGATCCGTGCCATTGACCAACATGAGGAGGTTCAGCGTGTCAACAGACTCAACGAATCTGGACAGCTTAAATTTTCTAGTTCGGTGCAAGTTGGAGACTCTAGAACTCTCGTACAGCAACTACCGGATGCAAGCATTGACTGCATTATCACAGATCCCCCATTTGGGATCGAAGAGCTCTCAGATAACGAAGGAAAAGTTAGAGGAGAATCTCAGTCTTACCTTGGCATTCTTAAGCCAAATGATAACCTCAATCTCGAAGGAGTCCGAACGCTTATCAGCGACCTTGCCCCGAGCATCGAGCGTGTCTTGAAGCCCGGAGCGTATTTCTATATCTTCCACGCCGCTGATATCTACGAGCTTCTCAAAACCGAACTAACAAAGGCCGGTCTGTATGTCGCTCCCAAACCAATCATCTGGAACAAGCTCCGCCCCACTACAGGATTTACTGGCTACAACTATCCAAGTTCTTACGAGCCAATCCTCTTTGGTTATAAGCCTCCAGTTTCACGACGACTCGCCGCGGGTCTCCGAGACATTATTGACTGTCCGCCGGTTCCTGTCAAGGAGCGGTTCCATCCATTTGAGAAACCTCGTGACCTTATTCGAAAGCTTATCGAAAACTCAACCGTCATGGGGCAAAAGGTTCTCGACTTGTTCTGTGGTTCAGGAGCTGTTGTCGCTACTGCGGAGTTGTGCGGAAGAGAAGGGATCGGGTTTGAACTTGACCCGGAACATTTCGTGAAGGCTCAGATGCAGCTTATGAAGGCGAAAGAGATCAAGAGCAAGGTTTAGAGGTTTGTACGGTGCAAGCCTGAAGGATAACGTTATGAAAGCTAAAGACCTCGCAGCACTCTTGCTCCTCCACCCCGACCTCGAAGTCACTTTCCAGCATCAACGTGTTCTTGAATCAATCGTCGGCGTCGTGCGTTACAAAGCGTTCAACGTTGACGGCCGCGAACATTGGGTCAAGCCTCCACCAGAACACGTCTTGCAGAAGATGATCGAGAAAGGTGTGAGCCTTGAACCCGTTGAAGTGTTGGCATTGTATACGTTTTTGGATAGGCAGTTTGAGAGCGACGCGAAGGTGGTGATTTGATATGAGATCTCCAGAAGATATGTTAGACGCTTTGCGCGATCCTAAAGTTTGGGAGAAGATTACCAAAGGCGAGCAAGAATTCTTGACAAGTATTGTAGATAAGGTAGATACGTATAAGAGTCTACCTGAACGCCAAGAGACAAGACTCCATCTTATTTGGTTGAGGTATGCACAATGATCTCCGAAGATGAAATGTTACAAGAGCTTCTCGACCTCGAAGAAGGCCTAACTCAATGGGAACTTGAGTTCATCGAGAACTTGAGCCATAGGGAGAAGCCAATGAACTTGAGTGAGAAACAACGTGAGAAGTTGGTTAAACTTTGGGAGAAGCATTGTCAATGACCGAAGAACAAGCTATCGAGGTGTGTGATAAGATCGTGGACCTTATCAGAGTGCTTATGTCTTATAATAGTGAGTTCGATGATCTAGTCAAAGCTCGTATGGCTTTGATTAGCGCGCTTACTAGTAGCGGAGACGAACGATGATCGTCCCACCCTTTGGCCCACGCGATGCAAAAATCGTCGTAGTCGGCGAAGCGCCAGGACGAGACGAGGTGACACAGGGTCGCCCTTTCGTTGGGGCGAGCGGTAAACTCCTCCGTCAACTCATGGTGCAAGTCGGCATCGACCCATCGAGCGTTTACTACACGAACGTGTTGAAGATTCAGCCGCCGTTGAATGATTTTGGAGCATATTATGAAGATCGTAAACGAACTAAACCTAGAGCGACTCTCCTCGCTGCTTACAGAGAGCTTAACGACGAGCTTAAAAGACTCAGACCTAATGTTATCTTATGTGCTGGAGGAGAAGCCCTTAAGGCAGTTACCGGGAAGTCCGGAATTAAAAAATGGAGAGGTTCGATTTTATCCACTCCGTATGGTAAATGTATTGGGACAATCCATCCCGCCGCGGTTTTACGCGAGTATGGAGCCCACACAATTCTCAAATTTGACTTACGGAGAGTACAAAGCGAAGCTGCTAGTTCTTACGCAAACTTACCTAGATACGATTTCGTCGTTCATCCGACAATTCAAGACGTCCGAGACTACCTCAGCAAGTGCACCGTCAGAGTCGCCTTCGACATCGAAACCATTGGAAGCAGAACCGATCCGCGAGAAAACAGAGTCCGATGTTTGGGGCTTTCCAGCTCTCCATCCACGGCGATCTGCATCCCGTTCATGACCGACCGCGGCAACGACTCAAAGATCATTCCTCTCGAACACTCTCAACGTCCGATGCACAACTATTGGACGGAGGAAGAAGAATGTGAGATACTCGATCGTCTCGACCAACTCTTTCTCGACGAACGTGTGGAGAAAGTCGCTCAGAATGCTGCATTCGACGTCACTATTCTTGAGTTTGAGTTTGGTTTCCATATCCGCGGTCTTGTTATGGATACCATGTTGGCTCATCATGCCTGTTATTGTGAGTTTCCTAAAGGGCTTGATTTCCTTGCCAGCATTTATACTCGGACGCCGTACTGGAGTGACTACGACTTCAACAATGACGATGAGGTATGGCGATACAATTGTACAGACTGTGTGGTGACTTATGAGGTATCGAGAGTACTCGATCAAGAACTTAAAGACCTTAGTTTGTCAGAGTTCTATCATAATCAAATTCACCCGTCGTTGTTCTCGGTTACCCGCTCACAAAACCGTGGCGTGCTCGTCGATGAGACGTTACGTACCAAGCTCAGAGATGAAGCAACGGAGGAACTCAATTCTATCAATGAACGTATATCCTCCCTTGTGGGATGTAAGTTCAAAGTGTCTTCCAACAAGCAGCTTAAAGAACTCCTCTACGATCGCCTTAAACTTCCGCCTCAACGCGATCGAAAAACAAAAAAGATTACTAGCTCTAAGAAGGCTATCGAGAATCTTAGGTCAAAGTTCCCACAACACGAAGAACTCTTTAAGTTGCTCTTAAGATTTTCGAAGGTCTTCAAACGACGTTCAACGGTGCTCAATGCAAAACTCTACAACGGACGCTTCTACACCTCCTATGACGTTGGAGGGACTGTTACAGGTCGTCTTTCATCTAGGAAAACAATTTGGGGGTTTGGAGCCAACCTGCAAAATATCGAGAAAGGAGAACTCCGACGGATCATCATCGCTGACCCTGGATGTGTCCTTATCAAGTGCGATCTTAGTCAGGCAGACTTCCGAGTCGTTGTCTGGACTGCAAAGATTCTTAGACTTATTGAACAGTACCAGAAAGATAACCTCTGGGATGTCCATAAATGGAACGCAAGCGCGAATCTCTTTAGAATTCCCATCGATCAAGTTACCAAAGAACAGCGAGGACTTTCTAAGGTCACTGTCCACGCCGGAAACTACATGACGATGGAGAAGACGATGGCAGA